GTCCCCGAGCCGGCGCCCGAGGTGCTCTTGGGCACAATGGCGTAAGCCGTGAGTGTGGTCGTCGGCCCGAGCTCCATCGTTAGCGTGAAGGCGCTGCTGTTCGCGATGATGGCGGAAAGCGACACCGTGACCGCCGTGGCGGTGCTCGCCCCTACGCTGCCGGTCGAGATGAAACCGGATGCGTAGAAGGTGCTCCCGTCGTTCAGTCGGACATTGCCAGCGACCGGAGTCACCGCCGTGCTCCCGACCGTGGCCGCGCCGTTGATGAGCCACGTGCCGGTCCCGAGGCTCATGGTGACGAGGGTCGCATAGGCAGCGGCTCCGGGAGTGTCCGAGGCCATCGGTGTCCGCGTGGCCTGGTGCGGCCAGATGATGTCGTCGCCGCTGGTGGAGGTCTTACCGACGATCGCCATAGCGGAGTTGGGGAGGCGCAGGAAGCCGCTAGAGGCGGCCGATGATCCGACCTGTATCGCCTTCGTGTTCCCAAGCCAACGACCGATCTCGGTGCCGTTGTTCTTGATGATCAGGTCGCGGTTCAGTGCGAGGTCAACGATGCTGTCCGCCCCCGAGGGCCCGGTCCAGGTCGGGAAGCGAGGGACTGAGTCGGTGATGGCTGGCGCGACATAGGCGCTGACCGCGGTCGCGGTGCTGCTCAGGATCGCCGAGGCGGTCGAGAGGGAGATCGTCGTGATCCCCCCGAGGAATGACGCAGACCCGACCCAGCCGTAGACCTTGGTCGCGCCCTGAACGAGCCGGACCGCCCGGCCAATGGCATAGAACCCATTACCCGATCCGGTCGTCCCGTCGCCCGAAGAGCTGATGGTGTATCCGCTCGAGGTGGGCGATGTATTCGAGACCATATTGCCCGTGGCTCCGATGGTCACGTCGGGGATCCAGCCCTCGTTCAGGGAGGTCGAGAACTGGGTCGGGATGGTGGCGTAGGCGTCCGAGGAGGCCTGGACGCTGGGAAGGCCGGGCATCAACTAACGCTCACGAGCCAACGCCATTCGGCCACGAGTGAGTGAGAGGCGTCCTTGAGTACGTTCGCCGAGACGATGGCTCCCATGTTCCCCGCAGCCGCAGCGTCGAAGAGCCCGAAGCCGCGCACGGTGTTGTTGAAGTCTCCCGGCAGGAACGTGGTGACGTAGCGCTGGGTATAGGAAGAGAGCACAGTCACCGTGGAGCAGGCCTTGCGGAACAGCTCGCCCGTGAGACTGGTGTCCGTCGCGGCCGGCGTGATGACCGTCGTCCCCACGGCAATATGGCTATAGGCGGTGCCGCCCGCGCCGACACTGAGTGATGCCTCATTGGCCCGCCCAACGTTGGTGATGAGGTTCGGGATCCATTGATCGCGGACCACATCGCTCGGGTGCCACAGGTCATCGAGGTAGCGCATCACCATGCGCTGGGTCCACTTGCCCCGCACGAGCACGAAACGCAGTTCGCCGCGCACCTTGATCAGCTCCATTGGCCTTCATTCCAGACCAAGCGGTCATCCGAAACGCCGTCAGACCACTTGAACGATGTCGCCGTGCGGGTCGTCACGGTCTCGATGAGGTTCACCGTCTCGTTGTTCACGGCGTAGAGGCGGATGGGGCGGTTACGCGAGCCGGGCTCCTGACGCTGACGTGTGGTCAGGTCCGCGAGGAGGGAGGGCAGGCTCTGTACTTCGCCCACTAGAGAGGCAGCGCACTCTCTCCGACCGTGACGTGGTACTTCCACGTCGGTGTGCCGGTGGTGCCGGGGTGGTTGATCATCTTCTTGTCGATCTGGTAGACGAACATCGTCTTGGTGAAGCCGCCCATGCGGTTGGTCGAGGAGACCGTGAGGTACTGGCCGCGCTCCCAGCCCTGTGTGAAGGAGTCGAACTCACCCTGGAGCAGCGGCTTGCCATAGCGGGCGGTGAGCGCCTGACCCTGCGCGATGGCGAGGTTGTCGTTGGCCTGAAAGTTCGTGAGGCTGGGGTCGTTGATCATGTACATGTGGACCCCGTCGCCGCCCTCTCGAGCCGCCATCTCGGTCTGCGCGGCCGGGTCGTCAGATTGGAAGCCGGAGTCCTGCATGTAGGTGTAGGTCAGGGTCAGGGTCTCCGTTGATGTGGGAGCGAAGTCCGTTCGGGCTCCGAGGTTCACATAGCAGATGAAGATCTGCGACGTTGACCCCGCGGTGGTGGAGGGCGAGCCATCGACGTTGTCCACCATCGGGGTGAGGGTCGCGCTGTTGAGCGTCACCTGGATGTCTCCGGTGGAGACGCCCGAAGCCTCATAGCCCAGCGGGAAGAACTGCTGCGTCCCGTTGCCGGTGAAGATGTTCTGGAACGAGACGGTGCTCTTGGTCTTGTAGCCCTGAAGCACGATGCGGTTCTTGATGTTCGAGGCCGCCTCACGCAGGCGGAAGTCCGACCAGTTGGCGCTGGTCGTGTAGGAGTCGAGGTCGATGGCGCTGATCGGAGCGGGGTCGACGCCAGCCGACTGGAAATGGATGCCCTTGGTCGAGTCGATCCAGAAGAGCGCCTGGAACTGGTTTGCGAGGCCGCGGATGGCGTCCGAGGGATAGACGTAGTCATACCGCTGCTGCGCCGCGGTCCCGAGGCCGGTCTGGATGTCCCCGGTCGAGAAGCCCGTCGTGTAGTTCTGCGTGATGTGGGCCACGATCTCGTCCACTGCAAGGCTGGTGGTCGGGCCGCTGGTGAGGTAGTTCGTCGTCACCATCACCCGGTCGAAGAGGTCGGTGTAATCGTGCATCGAGACGTGGTATCGGAGACCCGTCTGCCCCGACATCTCCTCTTCCACCTCGGAGATCGTCCCGCCGAAGTGGGTGTAGCCATCCGAGGAGGTGGCGATGATGACCACGTTCGCTGCCTTGGGATGCCACGAGCGGTCGGGGACGTGGACGGTCATCTGAGCCTGGCTCGCGTTGCTCATGATGGTCGAGGTGATGTTGAGCGAGCGCAGCTCACACTGGCTTCTCCGCTCAGTCCCGGCGATGTCGATCGAGAGCGGCATCAGGACAGCGAGAAGTTCCGCTCGGCGCGGGTCATCTGCATGATCGCGCTCGAGACCTCGCGGGCCAACTCGCGCACCCGCTCGCGCGAGTCCACATCGCCGTTGATGACGATCGTGATGTTCTGACCACCGCCCATCGCGCCCATCCGGTCGAGGGGGATTAGCGCTTCGGGTCCCGCTTCACCAGCGAGCAGTCGGGTCGGCTGCATGATGAAGCCGCCCGCAGCGCCGCGGATCTCGCCAGGAGTAGATGCGCCGCCCCCGCTCGTAGGTTGCGGAGTACCTGGAGGCGGAGGTGCTGGAACTGGAGTAGGCGTAGGGGTTGGATTCGGACTGGGCGTTGTTCCTGTGGGTAACCCACCAATGATCTGAGTCGTGACTCCAGCGAACAGACTTCCCAGGACCGGAATGCTCTTGAGCCAATCAATAAATCCCGACCACAGATCTGAGACAAAGTTGGCGACTCCAGAGATGGCGGTCTCAAGGACCTGGCCGACCCGCGAAAGCGCTGTCTCGGCACCGGAGATGATGTCATTGGTCACTTTATTCGCAGTAGTACCCAATGTGCTGAAGAAGCCACCTACCGCGCTGGTGATCTGCGACCAGTGCGTCACGACGTTGTATGCAAGAGTCCCGAGTAGAACACCGATGCCCACAATGACCGCCGGGACGGCACCAACAGCAATGAGAGCCGCGCCGGCCCCGATACCGATCAGCGTGAGAACGAAGTTGGCCTTTTCGGCCACACCGCTCATTGCATCAAGCGCGTCCTTGATCATGACGATCGCAAGCGAGATCTGAAGCAATGGAGCAAGAGCAAGAGCAAGCTGGCCAAAGTGGAGCACCATCGCCGCGAGACCTTCTATAACCGTCGCGCCGACCATCGCCGCGAGAGCGACCCCGAATGCCTTGATAGCGGTGGCCGCAATGCTGTCCTTACCGAACGTCTCGTCGATCTTTGTCCCGATATCGCTGAGCGTGGTTCGGATCGAATTGAAGGCATCGACGAACAGTTTCTTTAGCGCATCGCCGAGCCCGAACTTCTCGATGTCTGCGAGGAAGGTGCGGAGCCTGTCGGCGACTTCCTTGACCACTGCGAGCGGAGCGCGCAGCGCATCGGCCCACGCCTTCACCGCCTGTGCCGCGCGCTGGATGATCGGGATGAAGCTGATGAACAGCGGAATGAGGATCTGGCCGAGCTTGACCTTGAGCATGTCGAACAGGAACCCGAGCCGGTTGAGCTCGCGCTGCTGCTGTTCCATCGCCCCCGCCACGTCGTCTCCGACCGTCATGCCGAAGGCCTTCATGTCCTCATCCAGTCGGCGGATGTCTTGATCGGTGAGGTTCAGGAAGTCATGCAGCCTTCCCCCACCCTTACCGAACAGTTGACGCTGGATGATGTCCTGCGTCGGGATATCCAAACGCTGCATCTTCACCCGCAGATCGTCGATGATGTCGCCGAAGGGTCGCATCTGACCCGCAGAGTTGAGGACCGACACGCCGAGTTTGTCGAAGTCGCTCGTTCCTTTGTGGATAGCATCGGCTTGGCTATAGATGTTGTTGGCGAGGATCTGGAACGAGGACGCGAGGTCGTCGGCGGTCGTGCCGACGTAGCGCGCTTGGTAGTTCCACTTTGACGCTTGTTCCGCCGTCGCTCCAAGCGCATCTCGTAGCGTGTCGATGTCGTGCGCAAACGCGCGTGTCGTATCCACTACGTCGCGGATGGCGAACGCCGAGACCAGAGCCGCACCCAGCTTGAGCACGGTGCCCTTGAGATCGTCGAACTGGCGATTGAGCTGGCCCATGACCGCGCCTGTGGCGTTCTGGGCGCTGATCTTCACGATGAGGTCGGCTTGCTCGCTAAGTCCTGCCACTACTTCTCCGGCTTCGGCTTGTACTTGTCCTCAAGCCTCATGAAGAGCAGCGCCTCCTGAAGCTCGCCGTGCTCCATGTCATCCATATGCTGGCCCAGCTCCTGCCACACGCGCCGCTTCTGGCTGAAGCGCACGTACTCGATGGGCGGGGACATGTCGGAGGGACGCCCTAAGAAGAGCCAGGTCCGGGTGCCCTCCTCGACGCTAAATCCGGCGCTTGGTTCCCGAACAGCTCGAAGACCTTCTCCACGATGGGCTTGCGCGCGCCGAGAGGAAGACCGGCCATGTCCGCGGTCTGCGGATCGTCCATGGCCTCCCCGCTGTCGGCGTCGAGGACGTGCCACGCGGCGATGCGACCTCGCAGGAATTCGTGGAGCTTCTTGGGGTCGTTCTGGCTCGCCGGATCCTGGATCTCTTCCACCACCCGCTGGAACTTGCGCTCGCTCATGAAGCGTGGGTCGTGGAGGTCCACCCACTGGGAGGGGAACCCGAACTCTCCCAGATCGAGATGGGCGACCTTGCCGTTGGACTCGCTCACGTTTCCTCCTTCTAAGTCGACAGCGACGATGATGCCGAGGTCGTGGTGATGACCGCGATGGTCCCCACGTCGGTGGTGTTGTACTTCGCGCGGAAGTCCACGTCCCATCGGAGGTAGGGACCCGAACGGTCCGGCACCACCTTGGTGAAGTGGGTCGCGGTGTGGGTGATCGAGAGGATCGAGTAGGTCGATCCGGGCGTGCCTTCGGGGAAGACGAGGTTGACGGCCCGTGATGTGTTGGCGCGGTAGTCGATGTACGGCCCGTCTGTGGAGCCGTAGAGACTCATCTTCCCGGTCACGTCGAGCTGGCCCGACTCCCCAGCCGAGGCCTGCTGGCTGTTGTTGCCGGCGTAGATGAGGTTGGTCTCGCGCGTGATCGTCAGGTCGTAGGTGAGCAGCGTGACCTTGGTCGAGCCGCCGATGCTGAAGATCGGCTGCCACGCCCGCAGCGGGAAGATGCTGGTGAAGCTCGCCGTCGTCTCGGCGATGCCGGTCGAGACCGCCCCAGTGACCCAGTGCGGCTTCACGGTGACCGTGTTGGAGCCGCGCTCGAAGCGGAAGTTGAGCGAGTCCATCACCGCACCGGTGAACTGCCGCTCCGGCCCGGTCATGCCGGTGGAGCCGATGTAGTCGAACAGCGTCCACGAGTAGGGGTTGGCGGCCTGCGAGAAGACGTGCTGCCACTGCCCGTTGGACGAGGAGCCGACCGTATCGAGCCCGAGGATGCTGGGCCAGAAGTATGCGCACTCGTTGGGGTAATAGTCGAACGTCGCCGAGTAGGAGCCCTTGTGGACTCCGGGGTACACGTCGATCAGCTTCGAGGAGACGGCCCGGATGCCCTCATCGAAGATGTATCCCTGATCGTCGTCGTACTCAGGGTTGTTGTCTTTGAGCGGGATCCAGACCTTGGGCACCGAGCCCGTGGTCGCGAAGGCGGTTTCCAGTGTCAAACCGAAGTGTGATCGCCATGTGGGAATACCGACTCCAGGCATCTAGTCCTCCTTCGCGGTCCGCTCGCTCTTGAGCGGCGCTGGCTGAAAGTCTGCGTTGTTGATCGGCTCGTCGGTCTCGACGATGTCGCCCGGCTTCACCATCTTGTGGAGGAGCGGGACGAACACCTCGCCAGAACCCCTGAAGATGTATCTCATGTCGATGTACTCGCGAAGATCATTCCCGTTTCCTCCTCCGTGGCCTCGAGCGCGAAGATGATGCCGAGATAGCCCGGCTCATTCCGTCGCAGGTTGATCTCTCCGTACTCGTAACCGGTGATCTGAGAGTCCCAGCAGGAACCCGCGAGACTCCTGTTCGTGTCGAACTTGGTGATGAACTTCGAGATATAAGGGCGGGCCATGTTCTCAGCGGTGGCGAGATCCGTCCCCGGCTCGGCCACCAGACACTGGACTTGGATGTTGTGGGTGGTCCAGCGCGCGCCCTCCCCGACCCCGCGAGCGATCGTGCCGCTCTGGATGACGTTTATCACAGCCGGAAGCGTGACCTCGATGGTCGAGGGCGTCTGATCGAAACACTGGCCGGTACTGAGCCCCGTGATGAGTGGCTCGACGTAGAGCGCGAGGGCCTGGGTGATGGTCTGCACGCTCAATGCGCGATCCGCTTCAGCGCGCGGCCGACACCGGCGCGGATGAG